ATTTGATGGTTTTTTCGTACATATCATCTTGAATAAAAAAATTATCTAATGGGTAATAGAACAAATAATTAATTTTTTTACTTTTTAATATTTCCTGTAATGTATAGATATAAGTAAAGGTTTTTATGTATGATAATCTCATATCAAATAAATTCTCACTAATCCACTTGGAAATAGGTTCACCGTCAGGTCCATTTCCATAATTTTTCCTTTCAGATTTAGGATCACCACCATGATAAAAACTAAAATTCTCCTCTCGTCGCCAAGGAAAAGACCATCCAACTATAAATAATTCTAATTTCGAAATATCATTCTTCAATATCCACTCGATTGATTTTCTAAACATCCAATCATTTGATGCTGCAGGTAAACCCTCGTTTATTAAATCACATCCTAATTTTTGTGATAAAAGGTATGGATAACATTCTGTTTTTGGATTTTCTAAATCATATCCATATGTCCAACTATCTCCTATGGTATAAAGTATCATTTGACATATCCACTATGTAATACTAAATTTTCAATATCACTAACTAAAACTATAACTCGTTTTTTTTCAAGTTCTGGACTTTCTTCAATAAACTTATCTTCCCAATCACTCTTTAAAATCCAATTTTTGAATAATGTATTATTTGCAGCTAAATCATCAATTTTATTATCTGGATTAAATGAATACCTTAAAATAAAAATATTATCAGGAACATCGAACTCAGGAATAGATGTAGGCCATGGTTGAACCACATACTCATCGTAATCTAAACTATTTGTATTTAAATGTTCTTTTAATTTATTAGTCCAAGACTCTGATGGATTATTCTTATATCTAACATTTCTCAACCCCAATATATAATTGAAATTATTTTCAGCAATAAAATATATCAAAGAATGAAATTTAAAATTATCAATTTCTAAATCATGTAAATCAATATTAGTATTTATTTCAGATAAACAATCACCATGCCAGTCAAAGGCTATCAGAGCCCCACAATTAGTATTGTTTTCTTGAAACATCTTAGATGATGTCCAATAATTTGCAATCTCTAATGATAAATCCTCTATTTTAACCATCGGAATCATCCCAATACTTTTCTATTCTATCTTCAGCAGATATATTATCATCTCCTGTATAATCAATACCATAGTTGAGGTAATCATTTACATACCTTTGAATATCAGATGGTCCTATATAAAGTCCTGTCATACTTTCTCTCGGTTTATGTTTAATGTTTCTGTTATCTGTATTATCTTTTTGGATTCTTTTCCAAATATAATGTCCAAGTAAATTTAAAGACATTATCCCATAAGGTCAGGTCGAGATAGAGAATCCTCTTTGGGTTGTTCTTCTATCGTATCAAGACCAGCACCTTGCATAAAAATCTTTGGAACTTTTCCACAATTTCCACAACTATATACTTGAACAGGAACCATTGCCTCTTGTCCTGTTGGTGACATTATTGCAGAAATTCTCTTAATCACGTTTGATGTGATGAAAAGATAATTTCCACAGGCCTCACACTTTAAAGTTTCTGCCTTTGATAAATCAACTTGATGTTGTGGTTGTGAACCTTGTGGTGGTAATTTTCTTTTAGCCATTTTGTAACTCCTTTAATTCTACGGTTGCAACTCCGTGTTTCTGTACCACTATTGTAGTACATTTTTGTGCAAATCTTATTCCCTCAACTATGCTACCCGTATCTAAATACCCACGAACCAAACCAGCAAGAAATGTATCACCTGCACCACTTACATCCCTAACTGGTACTTCGGGAACAGAATATACTGTATTTCTATATCTACATCCCTTACTACCTAAAGTAACTATTAGTTTATCTTTGAATTCTTCATCGGATAACACATCGTGATTTTTTTGATACTCTAACTCATTTATTTTAATAAAATCTGCATTTAAAATAAAATCACCGAGTTGTTTCTTAGTATCAACAAAAACATTTTTATTATTATTACAAATAAATTGAATATCTTCTTCTTCTAAAAATCCCTTACAATAATCTGATATGATAATCGCATCAACATTTGTCTCAGAACCAAAGTGTGGTGTACATTTATTATCTCGTATACCTTCTAAAACTTTTCTATCTATTCTATCACAATAATCATGTTCATCAACTCTCAATACCATTTGACCACTACGATTATCCACATATCGTTTTTTGACAATACCATTTTTATTTGTAATGGTAGAAATGTGCATTTCTAATGCCTCTACATTATGTGAAACATTACGAGCCATACCATCATTTTTTTCTGTATCTGTTGGAACAAATACGGGTACTGGTGCCTCTGGACTTATTCGTGTAATATCACCATACACAAATACATCTTTACAACTATCTCCTATAACTAATACTTTCATTGAACACTCCTAAATCTCTTTCCTTTGAATAATAATAATATTCATCAGTAACTTCCTTTAAATTATACTTTTTTACATTTATTAAAAACTTTTTATTAAAAACTTCCACCTGCTTTTCACTTGGTAATAACTCTTGTCCGTTATGAACTCCGTTAGAAACTAAATCTCTAAAATCAATAAAATAACATCCAAGTTTAATTGCCAATTCAAAAATTTCATCTATTTCTTCTATATTTTCTTTAGTTACGATAACCACATATTTAATGGGTGATGTGAAATTTAATTCTTTTCTCTTTTCATTTAAATAAGTAAGATTATCAATAAGTAAATTCCAATCCTTAGATTTTAATTTTCTTGTTTTACAATAAGTTTCTTCAGTACCAGCGGAAATATTAACTTCAAATCTATCTACTCCCCATTTTATAAAATTATCAATATCGTCATGATTGACTCGTGAGAAATTAGTAAATATTTTAACTTTAAACCCTAACTTCTTTGTGTGTTCAATCATTTTCATAATATCTTTTACAATAAATGGTTCTCCACCACCACTTATGGAAATTTCTTCACACCCACCGAGTTCTTTTAGATCATCAACTATCGAAATATAAGTTTCTAAATCAAGTTGTTTTTTTGCCCAATCTTTCCAACCATCCCATTGACCATCATTTTCTAACATATCATAAGACCAAAACCAACAAAAATTACATCTATGATTACAAGGATTTCCTACCTCAATATCAAACGTCTTTGGTCCTGTTTTTGGTAAATCATCTACAATTTCTCCACTCTCAGATAACATTTTATTTTCCACATAATGTGGACACTCATAACAAAGGTTATCCCACTCAGCAGACTGTTTCTCTAAATTATATTTTAATTTTTTCCGTAAATCATTATATTTTTTAGAATTCCAAAATTCTTTATAAGTACCATCTTCATTAAAATTGCCTATCGGTGGAATTCTACAACAAAGAAAATAATCTTTATCTACATTCACTCTACCAAACTTATAACCAATCAAACATTGTGATAAAAGTGGTTTCATTATATTATCTGATCAATCATTCCCATATCTAAACATTTTTGAGCGTCCCATAGTAAATCGTGTTTCAGTATACTATTTAGTTCTTTCATAGGAACTTTAGTATATTGTTTATACACGTCTTTAATGGTTTTCATCATCAAATCAAGATTTTGTTTTTCATCTTCGAAGTTGGCATATGTTCCCCAAAAACTACTTGAGAGTTGGTGGATTAACATATAAGAATTTCTACTCATAAGTCTGTGAGTTCCAACTACCGATAAGAATGTTGCTGCACTTGCTGCAAATCCATCCACATAAGTATGAATTGGAACTTTACTTCTTATTATGGTGTCCATAGATGATATACCTGCCACAATAGAACCACCACCTGAATTTATCATTATTTTTACAGGAGGAGCATCAATATCTAAACTATTTGATAAGGATAAACTCTTAGATTCTAATTCTGCAATCTTCTTGTTTAGTTCTACTGCACTATCTCTGTTTACACTTGAGTAGTAATAGATTTTATTTTCTTGAACCGAAATGTGCTTGTCGGTATTACCATTTTGTGTTGCCGTACGGACTGGCGTTTTCTTTTCACCCCAATATTTTCCGTTCATGATGCTTCCACTACGTCTACTATCTTAGATTCTTTCGCTACCTTTACCTCGAAGAAAAATGCTGAATCTTTTAAAAATTCAGTTACTCTTGCTTCTGCTACTGATACTGAATCACATTCTACTAAATAGTTGCGTCGGACTTTCTTTTCCTTAACTCCATTTTTAGTGTCTATTTCTTCAGTAAATACAACTTGTGCTTCGTAATACATTACGACTCCTTTTATTTTATGATTCCTAATAACTCTATTAACATTGCCATCGCGTTGATTTCCTTATCAACCACTTGTGCATCACTTAATTCATATTTTGCAATAACCAAGATACAGGCGGCAATATGTCCTTTACCATAAGTATCAACTTCATCATATAGAAGTCGAAATAAATCAGCAAAATCCGTAACCTTTGAGTCGGCAACCAACTGACGAATGTTGTTGAATGCACTCTTTTTATCTTGGGTTTCTAAAATCTTTAATAATTTTAATTTATAATCGTTCTCCACAATACTCTGTTTATCAATCGTTAGTATACCTTCAACTGATTGTCTTTGGGCACCATTGATAACTCGTCTTATATCGGGATAACCACTATTGACTAATAAACCTAAATCTTCTCTTTCATAATTTATGTTCTCTTGTGTCAAAATATTATGTAGATGTTTCGCTACATCTTGTTTGTTTGGTGGAATTACTTGAAATGCCTGACACCGAGATTGAATCGGATCAATAATTCTCTCGACAAAATTACAAGTCAAGATGAATCTACAATGTTTACTAAATGTTTCCATTAGGTTACGAAGTGCGGCTTGGGCGTTTGGTGTAATGTAATCACACTCATCCAAGATAATCC